CATTGTATTTTTCACGCCATTCTAATATTTTTTCCAATAAACTTTGAAAATTTGTTACTGTTAAAATATTGAATGTTATCATAAATGTGATAGGAAGTTTTGTTTTTGTAAGATAGGTATCTAGATTCTGTTCCCACACTGTTAAATCTAGTCCTGTGCGTATGTACTCCGCAGGCTTTCCCCAAGTGTCTATACTGGTAAAAATTTTAAAGTCTTTGATAGCACCTTGATCTAGTAATCGATTTATTTTTTCTACCAGCCTTTCGATTAATATAGGTTTAACTCCAAAGTTACTGTTAATATTCAGTTCTAATTGTGGCTGAGGATTACGTTCTAATTCTTCAAACAATCTCCAAGTACTAGCCTGTAAAAGAGGCTCGCCGCCGGTAATGCGTAGAATTGTTAAAGTTTTGCTAACTTCGGGCCACCACTTCCACCATGCTTCAACATAGGGGTTGTTTTCTTCTTCGTAGATTTCAAACCAATCAATATCATTACGATGATTCTTAACCATGAAATACGGCCCATGATCTTTGATCTCTTTATAATATGCCGAACTATGCTTAGGATGGCAATACCCGCATTTGAAGTTACATTCATTACCAAATGAAATTTCAATATATTGAGGATTAAAATGAACTAACGGATTATGTTTGATTTTTTCAAATCGTTCTTCAGTGTAAATGCTAGCATTACGTTCCTTACGATCACTGATATAATTTTCACCCATGGCTTCGATATTCCAGCAATAATTACAGCCGCTAGGCTTATTACCATCAATCATCTCTTTACGTTCTGCAATTTTTTGTTTTGTATTATGCAGCGCACTTACGTTTAATGCTAGCTCTTGTAAAGGAATTTTATGTGGAGCAGGATGATAACAACTGTGTGTTTCTCCTGTCTGTAGATAAATGGTCGTGTGATGCCACTTCGCCATACAGAAGGTTGGCGAAATTTCATTCATAATAGGAATGAATTTTTGTATGCGAGCTTTATCGTCCAAAACTTTCTCTCAACCAATCAAAGTCATTGATCATTTTTAATGCTTCATTATTATCTTTGTTTTCTAACCCGTATTGTTTACCTTGTACGGCGCCCTCAATAGCTTCTCTACCAAAGGGTCGATCGAGGCCTCTGGTACACCAAACATTTAATCTATAATTTGTATCCACATCATCTTGTCTATCGATTGTTCTGCTGGCCAACTTCACACATTCCCTAAACGCACTTTTCCATGTATTAAATGCATCTACGTTAAACGCTGTGATATTGCTGACCTCTGGCATTGCTTTGAACAGCGTTGAAATACTAGTTGTCATATCTGGTTTAGAAACATCCATATTTTGTGTTAGACTCTTAGGTAATAATTTCACACCGCCATACCCGTATTCTAGATCATTGATAGGATTGCGACTGCGCCACACATGCACATTTTCTAAATCGTAATCACTGACCACATGATCAAAATTAAAAGTATCTAATACCTGTGCATCAGCATCTACGACCCAGAACATTTTTGTAAAGGCTTTACGAGCTGCTGCAATATGTGCTTGATGGATGCCTTTGATTCCGGATACTCTCTGTGCGTAAGGAAACCTTGCTTTTAATCTAGCAAAGTTTTCGTCTGCCTGCGGCTCATTATAACTGATAAAAATTATATCGTATCTCATTGCTTATAATAGGTTAGTCCTAGATTAATTGTTTCATCATATAAATCTAATGTATATTTGCTCTGTTGTGGAGTTAAATCGGGCCAATCCAACCCGAGATTTATTTTTATTTTTTCTCCTAACTCACGAATGTCTTGTTCTATATTATTATGATCGATATTCTCTTCATACATATTTCTTAAAATCTCAAAATCTCTAACATCAATATAATTCCAATCAGTGCAGTTAGTCATCCATGTGCCCATACGAGCACCAAGAATCGCATACGATCCATTTTCTTCATGCGATCCAATCGTAGACCACATACGCAATCTATGAATATTATGCCACCAGACACGTTCTTTAATTTCCATAGGTGGTAATTTCTCACCATCAAGCAATGTCATTTTAACACCTTCACGGAATCCTGCACGCCACGCTTGAAATGGCGAGCCCGTAATAATGCTATCGCTGTAGGTCACTGGAAAATTACGATATCCATCCTCCCAGCAAAAATCAACCTGTGCGCGATCACTTTCGGCTGCTTCGTGTGTGCGCATATTCAACACAAAGTCTTTCTTCCAAATTTTAAGACCTCCGTTACCATAGCGTAATCCGTTGATATTGTTGCGACCACACCACCCATATACTTGTATTTTAGGATCAGTCATGTCAAGATCTAAATCAAAAAATTTAGGATCTACAATATTGTCAGCATCTACTGTAATGAACCATTCGGTGTCTGATAAGTTTGCGGCCGCTTTATGAGCCGCATCTGAACCTTTAATGCCATGTACACGTTTTGCCCAGGGTGCCTTTGTCAATAGATCAGCATAATGAATGTCAGCATTGGGTTCGTCATAACTAAGAAATACAATATCAAATTCTACTATTTTCATTTTATATCAATTAAGTAATTTTTAAAAATACGTCTCGTATAAAGACTAAAATTTTTTGGTGCATCTATATTATTAATTGTTTTTGATCTATTAGATATAATATCTGATAGGGTAATCGATAACATTTCGTATAATATATTAGGATCATTGTAATCAGTTAACAAAAAATCCATCTTGGTTTCACCATCCCAGAATATTTTTCTTTTTTTAATTGGTTGAAACTTCTTAGCTAATTTTTTTGTTCCTGATAATTCTTCTGTCAATTCAAACTTCATTGTTTTCTTTTTTCTATTGTAAGTTATATAGACATCGGGTTTTTCAAAGTCTACATGTTGCTTTTCTGTGATACGATGCAATACATCGTCTATTTTATTGACGCTTTTTATTTCAGCAATCTCTAATGTGTTTGATGTTAGGTCAACAAAACAATTTGATAATAATATTTTTCCTTCTATTATAAATTCAGCAGTTTCCCTATCTATGATTATCTTATTAGGTTTATCAGCAAATGCATGACTAGGTCCTACACTATATACCGATCCGCTGAGTGGGTCAAACAAAGCCATATATTCTGGTTCTGGCACGCTAAAATCAATTAAAAATTGATCGCTATCGATTATTTTTTCCATGCGATTTCCTCTAACATGTTTACTACCTCAACGGTTATTTTGTCTTTTTCAACGTAATGCACGATATCATGTTGTTGATAATTACCTATTTTTAATTGACCTTTTTTATTGAGATAAAATCCCACATGATCGCTCCATGCGTTAGCTGGCCAGGGCCAATTTTGAATCATTGGTTTCATGTGTACTATGCGTGGAAATTCCAATTCATAACTTATAGAATCATCAATACCTAATATTTTTGCACTTAGGGCAAATGCTTCATCGGTTCCCACTACCTTTGGTTTGTATTCTGCTAAAAATAAATTTGAAAATTCTTTAGGATTTTTAATAATGTGTCTACCCAATGTAAAAAACTCATTAGACAACGCTGAATCTTTTTTAAAGAACGTGTAAAAACTATAAAGATTTGATAACTTATTTCTTGTAAATGCACGTCGATAAAAGTTATCAACGACTAATTCTCCTCGATATGTATAACTTTTGTTAGCAACATATAGTTCAGAATTTTGAATAAAATAATCGATCCAATGGCTACAGTCACGCATGAACAGCATGTCTGCGTCTAGACACACAGTATATTCAAACGGCGTTAATTGATCCATCCATGAGCGACCGTCCCAGAATGTTTCTCGATTCCATTCTATTACATGATCAAACACCCAAGACGATTTTAATTCAGATATTTTTTTAGGATTGTCTGTTACTATAGCAACTTGATCATACCCTGGTTTCTGAGTGTTTTTTATAGTTAATGCTAATGCATAGGCTAACTGTGTATAGTCTATTTCATCATGTTCGGCAACAACGATCAGATATCCAAAATTCATGTTAATTCCAATAGCTGTTGAGCGTTTCTTATCAAACTTTGTTTATTCATTATATGCACGTCTGTATTTTTTATCGCAGCGGCACAAAAGACTCCATTCAGCATAGGACTGACTAAGAAAGTTAATTTTCCTGTAATGTCAACTGAATGTAAAATATCTTTGTCTAGGGCAGATAATACCGGAGGCAGACTGGGCGATATCTGTGTTTCAAATCCGTCTAGTATATGTTTAGCCACGCTGAAAGAAATGTCGTTTCTATACTGCTGTACATCAAATCTAAAAAGATCACCGTAGTATCGATAATTGTCTTTTACATAATTAACCATATTAAAATATGCACAACTTTTTTTATTCTTGGTAAACATCACTGTTGTGGCCCAATATAAATGCACTCCGGTTTCTGAAACATATCTATCATGAAATCCTAACCTTTTTTGATCATAGATATCATTTATAGATTTTGATATGAGAATATCTTCGTCTATGTCCCAATATTCATTTAAAAGATTTGAAAAAATTAAATAATCGCTGTCTAACAACAATGTTCTGTCATAGGGCGTAAGATCACAAGCATTGGCTCGATTAAGATTTACAAACGGCACTGTGGTATTATTAACTCCGTCGTGCAATCTTCGTTGGTTGTCTGTTTTTGGTTTTTCTACTAAAATTATTTGATCGAATAGTTTAACTGCTGAATCATATATCTTTGAAGTTTTCATCCATGCTATTGTAGATTCGTCGGTAACCAATGACACTGGTACTTCAAGATGTTTTTTAACTAGACCGCCCGATATCAAAGACATCAAAGCATAATCGATATCTCTATTATTATGAGCAAAAATTAAAGCGCCACGTGTCATAGATCTAATAATTTCTCAACACTTCTGCTTTTCTTTAAATTTTCAAACTGTTCGTAGTATTCTAGGGTGGAGGTAAAATATCTATCTACTATTTCGTCTTTGAATATTTCCAAATCCTCTACCATTATTGGATTATCGTTAATATCTAATAAAGGAACACCGTGCGTTCTTCCTTGATCTATCAGCATCTGGACGAATACAATTAAAATTCTGTCTATTTTAAATATTCCACCATTATATCCGTAGGTTAATTTGGCTTCGATTTTTTCTTTAAGAGTCCTTTTCTGGATCGAAAGGGTTTGTCGATAGTTGGCAAAATCTAGTGCCTGTTTGAGTTGTGCATCCATGTAAACTCCTAATCATTATATTAGCAGTTTATATTTATTGCAGATTGTGTCAGGTAAAAAAATTTATGGTGTTATTGCTGATATTGTAACTATTGGCGATTCTACCGCAAAGGTTCCTGCGCCTGCAGGTTGAAGAACACCAGTGGCTTCTAAGGTAGATACCGTGAGACTGATGGTTCCTGTGACTTTATCAACATCTTGTGGGACGTCTAAAGGAAAATTTCCCGGGTCAACGTATCCGTCAATCCATTCTGATTGAAATTCTATGTCGGCCGAAGTTCCAAGACTGTTGTTAGCAACATCACGACATCTTGCTGTAATTATCCATCTATTTGCAGTATAGGGACTGGAATATGATGTTGATGTCCATTCTTGAAAACTGCTGGTCAATCTATAAAAATTTTGTCCATTTAGTGCGCCCACTCCTATGGTAGGTTTATTACCGCCAAAGGCTTTGGTTGCGGCTGTGGTTAATAATGTGGTCCATGCAAGATCCTGTGCTCTTGCTGTGCTGCCTGTTCTTGAACTGTTGAATCTAATTTCTCCGCCACTGTTAAAAAAATGTCTTGCATTAGCAGCAGAAGTAAATTGAACACGTATTGTGCTTCTTATTGTTGTGCTCCATGAAGCACCATATGTTCCCGGCCATGTTTCAGACACTGTGCCTTTGGTTGTGGTAAACGACTGGCCCGCACCTACATTGAATCTATTAGAAACAATTGTATTAGCAAACGTATCATACTGTGTAGTTGGGTGAAGCGTTGTGGTATTTTCTGCTGTTAGTGTTCTAGACGATAGTGTTTGCGATGTATTTAAAGTCCAGATATTTCTACCCCATGGATTTGAAGTAGGGCTTGATGCTAGTGTTGTGGTTCCGGATCCATATGGTACGCTAAATGTAATAGTT